TAGAAAATAAAATAAAACATGAAGAACAATTAAAAAAATTTACTGAATCCTTAGACCATTATAAAAATCAAATAATTATTAATAAAGAAGAACAAGAACGGTTACATAAGGAGGAACAAGCAAAAATTCAAAAACTAGAAGAGGATAATATAAAAAAAAATGAAGAAATTCGTAATGCAAATATAGAAAAATATAGTAAAAAACTGGAGGCGTTTCATGAGCAGCAAATTATTTATACAGAGAATATATCTAATAACATTATTAAAGAGAAAAATGACAGCCATAATGCATATATAAAATCTATTGAAGAAGATATTAGAAATAAAATACAAGATGAAAGAAGTAATAAAATATATCTATCTAAAATAGATAAAACAGTTAATTATATTAATGATTTGAATAATAGTAAGAGTAATACAGATTATCTCGCACAATTAAATGAACAATATAATAATTCAAATATTATCACTGATGATGTAGTAGAAATTAATGATGAAGATATTATTAAAGTAGGTGACACAATATTATCATATGATCATTTTGCTTTATATAACACTTACAACTTTAATGTAGTACCTAAATTCATTTTTCAAACTTGGCCTACAAAAAATTTACCAAAAAATATGCAGTGGGTTGTAAATCAAATTAAGAAGACTCATCCTAAATTTGAACATTTTATATATGATGATAATGACTGTCGTCAATTTATAAAATCTCATTTCGGTATGGAAGTTTTATGGGCGTTTGATAGATTGAAACCTGGTGCTTATAAAGCCGATTTATGGAGATATTGTATAATGTATATTAAGGGAGGTATTTATTTAGATATAAAAATGTGTCCTGTTAATGGATTCAGATTTGACTACATCCTGAAAAATGACTGGTATTGTAATGATATAGGTAGTATTAAAGGTATTTGGCAGGGTATTTTGGTATCTAGACCAAAAAATCCTCTTTATAAATATTTAATTGAAACTATTTTAGATAATGTGAAAAATGAGTTTTATGGTTCTAATTCATTGGAAATTTCAGGACCTAATATGATGTATAATCTAATAAAAAAACTTAGGATCACTATACCAACTCCGTTTGATATACAAAAATTTACTAACACTAAAACTACTACTATTTTAGATAGGAGATATAAGGTTGGTATATGTTTAAATGATGATGTATGTTTACTAGAATATGATGAATATAGAGACGAATGTTTAAGAACTGGAATACATTATGATAAAGCGTGGAAAAATAGAGATGTTTATGATAAAGATATTTTGCTTTCTAATTATGTTTCTGCTACAGAGTAATTCTTACATATTCCATATGTACGTCTATGCCAAGCAGTAATACCATGTTCTTTTATTCCATCCATATGAGCTTTTGTACCATATCCTTTGTTACTAAGCAAATCATATTTTTCGTCTAGATGAGGGTATTCGTTACATAAACTTTCTATATATTTATCTCGTTCTACTTTAGCCAAAATAGAGGCAGCAGCAATAGCAGTATATTTATTATCTCCTCCTTCAATACATTTATGATTTATTTGTGAATATGTTCCATCACTGTTATTAAAATTCATAAATGGTTTGAAATTACTACCATCAACTAAAATCATAGTATTATGATTATCTACAATACTATGATTATCTAAAATACTTCTTACAGCTTTGTGCATAGAGCTGTATGTTGCTTGTAATATATTAATTTTATCTATTACATCCTCTGATTCATATGAAATAGCATATGCTATTGCGTTCTTTTTTATATATTCAGATACTTCACCTATTTTCTTTTTAGATGAAAATCTTTTACTATCCTTCATTTGTGAATGATCAAATGGAGCTTTTTTAGGGAGTATAACAGCAGCAGTATAAACTCTTCCAAACATTGGTCCTCTTCCAACTTCGTCTATTCCGATCTCATATTTATAATCATCTCCATAATATGGTTTTAATGGTTCTTTATTAGATTTTCGCGGCATGATATTTATAATTAATAAATATTTATTAATCTTTTCAATTATTTTTCAAATTTTTACATCTATTATATATATATAATATATCATGAAATTAAAACCACTACATTTGTTTATAATATTATTAGCGGCATTATCACTAACCTGTTGTTTAGGGAATTGTTCCGTTTTTGAAGGCATGTCCAACAACCAAAGAAGTGCTACAACTTATACCGGTCCTCAAGGTAATTCCGCAACAGTAGTAAATGGAGGACAGTCTTATAATGATGAATATAATAGTAACCAATATTCGTCAACTGATTATACTGGTCCTCAAGGCAATTCTGCAACAGTTTATACTGGTCCTCAAGGCAATTATTCTGTACAACCTGATAATAATGTAAATTATAATTCAGCATCCTCTACATCATATAGTGGTTCTCAAGGTGGATCTGCTAATGTTTATACTGGACCTCAAGGTAATCAAGCTGTAAGTGCTACTGGTCCTAATGGACAGACAATTACTGCTACACCACAAAATACAGTTCAGGGTGTACCTAGAAATCAAATTCCTCAGGGAGATGAAGATTTATATATTCTTAAATCTGAAGTAGTACCACCTGTATGTCCTGCTTGTCCTCAGTCAAGTGCTTGTCCTAGAGAAAAGCCTTGTCCTGCTTGTCCACCATGTGCTATAGATGTCGAACCAGCATTTGAATGCAAAAAAGTACCTAACTACAGTTCTCAGGATAATAGATATCTACCTAAACCACTATTAAATGATTTTAGTGCTTTTTAAAGTAGTATTTTATATACCATATTAATATTGACTACTAATATGGTTTAAAAATAGAGTGTTAGATACTGTAATATGGGACGATTTTATAGCGGCGATATATCAGGAAAATTCTGGTTTGGTGTTCAAGACAGTGATGATATTAGTAAGCTTGTATCACATATACCAACAGAATCTTATATATGGAAATCATGTGGATGTTATGTAGATGAAGACGATCCTGAAGATGAATATTGTAAAGAATGTTATGATTCTATAGAATCTCATATTTTAGAAGTAGAGGAAGAAGAGAACTATGAAGATGGTTTACTATATACACAAGATCAAAATATTATTTATGTATTAGATAAAGATACACATTATCAAGAACTTATTGATAGTATGGATAAATTGAAAACTCTTATTCCAACAGATGTAATAAGTAAATTTAATAATATAACACAAAATGATGACATTTTAGATGCATTTACTGGAGTATTTAATGATATTTGTGCACATACAAATATAGAAACTCATAATGAGATGGTATTACTCGCTAGATATATTTTAGGATATCAAATAGAGTATTGTCTCAGAATAACAGGTTCTTGTAATATTTGTTGTGAATATTAGATAAATAATCAATAAAAAAATTTATTATTTATTTTAACTCATAAACTATCATACTTTTTATTAAATTTTTTGCATGTTTTGAATGAAAATTGTAATCTATTGTAATATCTTGTTTATTCTTTTTATTTAAACATTTTTCCCCTCCAGGATGTAATGATATAAATTCTGTTGCATCAATAACTTTATTACCTAAACATAATAGTGTTCTCTCACTTTGTATAAATTCTTTTCTAGTTATCTGTTCATAATTTTTTGTTCTGATATAATTTCCCATTATATTGTAGATTTGATTTATTATTTATAATACATAAATAATAAGTATTTAATTTCAATTTTTTATAAAATTTATTTTAATTAGATATAAAGACTAATTCGGAAAAATACTATAAATGGATCTCAATAGTTTTACTAGACCCGAAAATACTAATTACTCTCTACATAACAATTTGTTATCTAGCGTAAGTACACCAAGGACTATTACTCAAGTCCCGTCTATTATGACAAAAGAAATCACTCCAAATACATCTTGTGCAAATCAAAAAAGAACTGGTAGATGCTGGATATTTGCAGCAGTTAATATGCTTAGACGTTCAGTTATAACTGATACAAAAATACCTGAATCTTTTGAGTTTTCACAGAGCCATGTATTTTTCTATGATAAACTTGAGAGAATGAATTATAATCTCGGTTTGATGATTAAATGTAATAATAATAAGGAAAAAGAGTTTAATATAAACTCTAGATTAGTACAGCATATATTAAAAGAACCTTTTGGTGATGGAGGTCAATGGGTAATGTTTACTAATGTAGTAAATAAATATGGGCTTGTTCCTCAAGACGCATACCCTGAAAGTACTCATAGTGCTAATTCTGCTGGAATCAATATGGTTTTATCGCGTATGTTCAGAACATTTACAAAAGATATTTTTGGAGGAAAAGGAGATAATTTTAATAAACAGGCAGCTTTACAAAAAACATATGAAATTCTGATCAAATTTTTTGGAGAACCTCCACGTGAGTTCACTTGGAATTATAAGGCCGAAGGTAAGGTTAATACTTTCAGTGGTACACCTATTGATTTTATGAAAAATTTCTGTAAAATAAATTTTGATGATTTTGTATCATTAACACATGATCCTAGGAATGATTACTCAAAATTATATGGAGTTGAACATCTAGGGAATGTTGAAGGAGGTGATGTAGTTAAATATTTAAATCTTGACATTGATAGATTACATGAATTAACAAAAAAAGCTATAGATGATAATACTCCTGTATGGTTTGGTAGTGATGTTGGACAATTTTTTAATTCCAAATGTGGTCTATTAGATAAAAACTCTTTTGATTATGTCAACTTTCTTGAACTATCTGATACAATGAATAAGAGGGAGAGAATAGACTGTTGTGAGAGTTTAATGACACATGCTATGGTTTATGTTGGTTATAATACCGATAAATATGGAGCTGTTAATTATTGGAAAATAGAAAATAGTTGGGGTACAGATGGACCTTATAAAGGTAATCTTGTTTGTAGTAATGAATGGTTTAAGGAATATACTTATCAATTGATTCTACCAAAAAAATATCTTAGAAGTGATGAAATTGAGTTATGGAATGGTAAAATTAGTAAATCATTTCCTTTATGGGATCCAATGGGTTCGTTGGCATAAATACAATTTATTTATGACATAATAAATACAATATTTTATATAATATTATATTTATCAATTATGTAGGTTTAGATTTTATACATTTTTTATCTATAGTCAAGGTTTCACATTTTTCTTTTTGTGGAACTATTTTAATAACACATTTTGCTTTCTGACCATACATTGGTTCAGTGCAACCCTTCTCTTTATTTTTGCGACTATTTTTGAAATTAAATATTTTTGGTTTGGTTGTAACACATCTTGATCTAAAATGTTCATATCTTTCTCTTACATCACAGTAGGATAATCCAGATTTCTTA